CAAGATGAAACTTTCTACCATTAATGATAATGTTGAACGAATCATCAATAAAGTGGATGTATTACGATCTTCAAGAGCTTATGAACTTTCTCCAGCAGATATTGGATACATGTATACTCTTGGAAAACAATCTTATATTATGTCCAAAGAAATTTATATGAATTATGAACCACAATTGTCTCAATATGAAATTTTATCAATTAAAATGTTTGATGATAGAGTGAAGGATCTTGATAAACAAATGAACGATCTTATGTATGACCCACAAAACGCAGATATCAATTATACCTTGGTAAGTATTTTGACTGTTGTATCTGTTGGTCTCAAATTAATTCTACCATTATTGGTACCGTAATATGAAAAAAGGGAGAAAAACCAGCGAATTTGTTGTAACTATTGTTACAGGTGTTTTATCTGCTGGTATTGGTCTTGGTCTTATTGATCCAAACATTCTTGATATTTCCGCAAAAGTTATATCAGACGCAAGGGAGGCTTCAACAGTAATGGATGGTTCAAGTCTTCAAGCGATTCTTGATACCATCTATAAGATGTTTGCTTTGGGTGTCGGTGGATATACTGTTGGGGCTTATTCAAAGTCAAGAGGGGTTGCCAAAAGCAACACAAACATAAAAGAGGATTCTGATGAGGAAGACGGGTAAAGTTGCTTTATTTGCATTTTTTTCGTATATATTCATATTCACAACTGTTGCACTAAGCGCAAATTTTTCTGCAAAATGGGATTTTCCTAAAGAATATGAAGGCGTTATTCATGGGTATAAAATTTATCACAATGGAAAAAATATAGCAACGATTGCTGATCCTTCAAAAAGAACCAGCAAATTTGAAGCAGAACTTGATGAACACACAAAAAATGAATTTTATATGCGGACATACAAGACACACGGAGAAATAAAAGGGGAAAAGTTCACTGAATTTTCAGCACCAAGTGAAATCAAAGAATTAGAACAATTACCACCAGTTACTAACTTTTATTTCTACAGGCTAAACGAATAAATGGAAAAACCATCAAAAGATTATGCAGACATAGACATATCTCCGATTCCTTTTTTGATAAAGGAACGGGGAATTTTTGGTTTCTTTAAATGGAGAATTTCACAGAGACATTGGGTTCTTAATGAAGACTTTATTTTCTGGTGCGAAACATCAAAATTATGGATAAAAATTCCTAAAGGATTTGTTTCTGATGCTGCATCTATCCCTAAAATTCTTCATTTCGTTATAAACCCCATTGACGCAATTCTTTTTGGCTCTCTTGTTCACGACTTCATTTATAGATTTGATGCGTTAATTGTCTGTGATGATGAAAATTTTGGTGATTGGACAATCGTAGAAAATATTTCACGGGTTTACGCAGACAAATTATTAAGAGAAATTTCAATGCAATATGACAAAATTCCATGGGCGGCCGAGATTTGTTATTGGACAATCATCCCATTCGGCTATTTTGCTTGGGAACGTGCAAGAGACAGAAATTATAAATTAACCTCAGTGAATCCTGATCCTCATGATGTTTATTTAAACAAAGGAATATCGGTTAGGATATGAGTATACCAACAACAAAAACAGAATTTGCAGAATATTGTTTACGAAAACTTGGAAAACCAGTCATTGAAATAAACGTTGACGCAACACAAATTGATGATAGAATAGACGAAGCAGTTCAACTTTTTCAAATGTTTCATATGGATGCAGTTGAACGGGTTTTTCTTGGACATGTTGTGACAGAAGATGATGTTGCAAACGGATACTTGACTCTTGACGCTCCTGTTATCTCTGTTACAAAAATTGTTTTTTCTGGTTCTGGGTTTGGCTCTGCTAACTTTGCAACAAACATATGGCAATTTCAGTATGATGCGTTTTATGAAATGGGATTCACTTCAACTGGTGGAGCTTCAACCTCAATGTCTGATTATATTATGAGGATGAGCCATCTTAAAATGGTTGAAGGAATGATTGCAAGTTATCCGACAATTCATCATTCAATGCACGGGAACAAGATTTATATTGACGATGATTGGTCAAAACTTCCTGTTGGAGCTTCAGTAGTTTATGAAGCGTATATTGCTCTTGATCCATCTGTCTACACGTCAATATGGAGTGATATATGGCTTTCATCATACACAGTCGCATTAATAGGACGACAATGGGGAGAAAATTTGAGCAAATTCCAAGAAGTTCAATTGCCCGGAGGAATAACACTAAACGGCGATGCCATTTATGAAAAGTTTGATGTAAGACTAAAGGAACTAATGGAAGATTTAGACACAAGATGGTCATATCCTCCTGACTTTTTTGTAGGATGAAAATATGACAATATCACCACATTTCTTTCATATTTCATCTTCCGCTGAACAGAAATTGATGCAAGACCTCACAAGAGAAACAATTCAATTAAAAGGGCTTGATCTGAAATACATTCCAAGGGATTCAAGCGATGCTGATTTTCTTTTTGGTGAAGACGTTCAAAGCACTTTTTCGTCGGCAGTTGTTCTTGAAATGTATTGTGAAGAACAAACAGGATTCGGCGGAGAAGGCGATTTCTTGTCTAACTTCGGGCTTGATATCAGAGATGAAGCAAAATTCATAATTGACAAAGTAAGGTTCACAGAAGAGGTAACAGACGTTTATCCAGCAATCAAGCGACCAAGAGAAGGCGACTTAATTTTTTATAATCTTGCAAATTCTCTCTTTGAAATAACTTTCGTTGAAAACGAACGTCCTTTTTATCAAAGAGGTATTCAAACTGTTTGGGATTGCAGCGCAAAGAAAGTTGAATATAATCACGACATCCTTTCTTCTGGTGATACAAAAGTTGACGCTCTTGAGGATAAAATTGATAAACTTGATGATGGAAACGATATTCAGTCTGAAGGAGACGAATTTATTGATTTTTCTGAAGCCGATCCTTTTAGCGATAATGATTACTAATAAGGAAATAAGATGGCACTAACTTCTTTTTATTACAACAAATCACTCCGAAGGATCGTCGTTCTTTTTGGTACTCTTTTTAATGGTTACACGATTCAAAAAACAAGTGGGTCATTCATTGAAGTTCCGTTGTCTTATTCTTCAAAGAAAAAATGGTACGTTCAACTTAAACAGAATATAGACAAGAACATTCTTGAAGCAATCATTTTTCCAAGAATGGGTTTCTTGCTTACCAGTATTGGAGTTGATTATGAAAGAAAAACGTCAAGCCTGAATTATTTTGCGTCAAAACATGTTGATCCTAATCAGTTAAATAAAATTCATGTTCCAACTCCAGTCACGTTGACTTTTTCTCTTTTCATTGCGTCAAAAACAATGGATGAAGGACTTCAACTTATTGAGCAAATTGTTCCTTATTTTGATCCAACTTTCGTAGTTGAGATTGATGAATTAGATTCTTTTGAAACTCCAAGAGATATTCCGGTAACTTTAAATTCCGTTTCTTTTGATAATGATTTTGTAGGAGCCTTTGACGGAAACGATTTATACACATGGGACTTGCAATTTACAGTGGAAACTTATCTTTATAAAAACATTACTCCTTCAAAGATTATCAAGAAAGTTGTCGTATATACCCATATTGATGCGGCAGACGGAGTAGAAGAAAATTATAAAGAAAAATACACAGCAGAAGTTGATCCATTCACGGCTGTCATTGATGATGAATGGGCTGTCTTGGAATCTTGGGGATTGGTAGACAAAGACGAAGAGGCTTTTCCTGAGCCTGAACCAACCCCATAAAATAAAAACGACGGCGGAGCATTGTCTTCCGCCGTCGTTTTTCGTTCTTTTCAGAACGAGAGATACAGACCAGTTTCCCTTTCAAAAACCGGCTTCAACTGATCCCAAAACAGACCGTCAAATTCACTGATCTTTTTGAGTTCCATTTTCTTCGGCATGAGCTTGTAAAGAGTCATAATATAAGTATCAGACGGGTCAAGAGTGATTTTCACGCAGTTCATTTTCCGCGAACCTTTGAACTGAAACGAAACGCCGTCTTCACTTACAACAAACGTTTTTACTCCTACCATAGCGCGAATCTTACCAGCGCCGCCCATCTGTTCAATGATAGTCTTTGCAATCGTCGGATCAGTCATTTTGTTACCTCATGATTTTTGTTTGTCTTAAACGCCTCACTTAACCTTCACTTTCTTTATAACATACTCTGAATTATTCGCAAAGGTTTTTTGTGCCTTTATGAAAAATAATTTCCTTGGCAACCAGTTCAATTGGAACGTAAAAATAAATTTCATCGTTGTCTAACGATTCGTATGGCCACAAATGTTTAGGTCGGCGTCCTTTCGGAAAACCAATTTCAACGTGACTGTACGGACCTTGATTTCCTCTTGGATGACAGCAATGAATGATGCTTGCTTGCACGGACATACTAAATCCGTCATTGCAAACAATGCGAGGAGCTAATCCGGCTTTATGAAAAGCGAGGTAAGAATTCAATAACAGAACTACTTTATTAATTTCATCCATAATATCACTCCTTAATCAGTTTTCTTTTTTCGTCAATTCAATAATTTTGTCGGCGATTTCTTTCATGGAACCAGTCATTGCGTCAATTGAATGAACTTCTTCTCCTTTGAACTTGACACATATGGTATCTTTGTGATTCCAAATATGATGGTATTCAATTGAAAAATCTGGATATTTTGGGCTCTTCCAAATTTCAGTGAAATAATCATTAGGAAATTCAACATTCACGGAATTTTTTTCATAATCAGTGAAAGATTCAAAAATGCTCGGGTCATTATTAGACATGTTTCTCTCCCAAAAGTTTAATCTTACAAAGAATCTTGTCTATTATATTACTTTCAAAAATTTTTCTGTCAACGAAAAAGAAGATACATCCACCAATAAAATTTGCGATAACGGTTTGCCAAAATCCATCTCCAAGTGAATAGATGACGAACCATAACAGCGGAGTAGAAAGTTGCCAACGGAACAAATAAATCAAAAACCTTGGTGAGAGTTTAGCCGACTTTAACAATGTTAGAATCTCCTTAAAATGATAGGCAAGCCTAAAACGCGGAACATTTTAATTTATTGGTGCTGAAAACTTCTTAAATTCGCCTGTATTGAAATATTGCTTCAATGTATAGTCTGACATGAGTGAATGGTTAAATCTTGCTTAGAATCAATCCTGCTTATTCCTAGATGATATAATTATATATTCCTCATAAACTCCGTTCAATATCCTATAAACCTCTTCAATGAAGTATAAAATAAAGACCAATCGGAGCGCAGCGGAGATTGTGTCTTATTCGGCGACAGCCGAATTATAATACAACCCGTTGAACGAGATTTATGCTTTTCTGCAATGAAGTCTTCAATGAAGATCAACTAGGAAAAGTTGATATAGGTATCCAAATTAATTTTTAAATGGTTTGTATAAAGTTAATCAAAATTTTTCATCCTTATTAGCTCTATACAAACCATTCAACGATTTAGAGTTTCAACCTGTTTATATATCGTCAAGATAAATTCGGCTGCGCCTCATTGATACATTCAAGCTCCGCTCCGCTACGCTTGAAGTATCATATTCAATAATTTATATGGTTTTGATTATTTGGAATTTTTTATTTGAAGATAAAAACTTGAAAACTACTTGATAGGATCAAAAGACACAGGTTACCCCTGTCAAGAATTTTAAGGTGACAAAAGAGGCTTATTTTATAAAACAACGATATTATTAAGACATAAAATTCTCACAAAATTGTATCAGATAAACAACAGCAAAATAATTTTCAAAAAATGTTGTTTTTTAAAATAAACCTCCCCATCGTCTTAAAATTCCCGACAGAGCATTTTGGTTAATTTTTTTGTATAAGCGGAATTCTCTCAGCCACGGACATTTTGAGATTTTTCTTTGTCTCAAATATGGAGAGTTTTTATTTTGATTTTCTATACTATTAGAAAATCCCCCTAAAACTCTCGGCTTACCTATTGTCGTCTGTCGGTCAGGGCCATCTTTCCAGACCCACCAAAAACCAACTCTTGTTAAGAGCTAGACCGATCATCAGACACGCGCCGGGGAGGTCTACTGAACCTGCTTAATCAAAAGTCTGCAATCCTCAAACTGCAACCCTTTGATTTCATGCTCAACGCGCCCTTGCTTATACTGTCTTTTCCCTTTTTCGGTTTTATGACAATTAATGTCTATAGGTAAAACCGTCGCGTTGGTTAAAAAGGTGCCAACTAAGCGATAGGTGCCATGAAGCGATACAAAAAGAGCATTATACCTTATTGGCTCTTTATGTTTCTTCAGCGGGCATGAAACTGATCAATGAAATCAAGCAACACGGATAAATGTTGTAGTACCTTGAAAGCATTGAGGTTTCTTTACTTTATACATAACTAAGTTGAATTTTACTCTGTCCGGGTTCCTAAGTGAGTCTTGAATATAAAAAAATTTCTTCGCTGGTCATTTTTCAAGATTCACAAATATTATTTTATACATTAAAGCATTGGCAAACTTTTGTCAACACTTTTATTTAGTATTTCTGGATTTTGTAAATAAGATTTTTGGCATTCAATGCATAAGCATACTTCAGTTGAAACCAGTTTTCTTTTCACTTTTTCTGTGAAGGTCATTGATCTCCCGTGAAATTCTGCTCCGCACTTTTCACAAATCAAGTCAGATTTTGGGATTTTGGAGTATTCTTCCCTTTTTAGCCTCGTCAAATCTTCTATACGATTTGGTTTTCTTGGCTTTCCGGATTTAAGCGGTTTGACTTTATCTTTGCAGTTGCTACAAAGATGCATCAAAGTATAATTTCTTTTGCTTGCTCCTGTGCCGGGACCATAAACAAAGGGGTTTCCAAAAAACATCAAACTACAATGTTCGCACCGATAGTTTTTTTGAATCGGTTTTTTCACTGCTTTTCTCCTTAAATTCTGCAACATTTATGATTTCGTCTGGCTTCTCCCAATCAATATTTAGTTCATGGTAATCGGCTACTTTTTGGTGGGTTTCCAGATTTTGACTGTTGCAGAAGGAGCAATTGCTTTGCTGTCATAAAAAGCAAGATACGGAAGAGAATCGGACAGGGAAGAGTTATCAAGAATGTTCATTGTTTCGCCTCCTTTTAGCGGTTGATTTTGATACGGGCAACGATGTTGTTTTTCTTGCCCTTGTATTCAGAGTGATCTTTGATCGTGAAAGTGAAAGACGCTTTTTCGCCTTTCGTTCCTTTCGGAGCAGAACCCTTGTAAACGAACGTGTTTCCTTCATCATCATTGTAAATTGCGATGTAAAAGGGACCGAAATTCCCTTCGTAAACATTCACAACTTTCAAAGTCAATTCGCGGGTTACCCGTTCACCTACCTTACCGAAATAATCAACGGCGGCTTTCTTTTCTTCAGTGTTGATCCATTTCTGGGTAGTGGCGAACGCCTTGATCAGAGCAGATTCCTGTTTTTCAGACATTTCCTGCTTACCAATCACTGTTTCAAGCACAGAAGCAACGAACGAGTTCCGCGAGGCGTAGAATTTAGCTGCTTCAATGATTTCGCCGTATTCAGAGAAGAATTTTTCTTCTTTTTCGGCAATTGCGGCTGCCTTTTTCGCTTCTTTCTTTGCTTTTGCTTCGTTCAGTTTGTTAAGTTTTTCTTCAGTGTAAACAGAAACTTTCTTGGGGCTTGACGGGTCAGCGAATCCGCGCCCCGGAAGGATTCGAGTTTTACCACCGCAGCGATAACAAGTGTAACCGGTGTGATTCCAAACACGGTTACCGCCTTCGCCGCCGCAGCGAGTGCAAGCAAAATGCTCAAGGATCGTGCCGGTAGTTGATGTTTCTTTTTTGAGAGTGATTTTGGTGTCTGAGGGAACTGGGGCACCGTTGCGATAGAAAAACTGAGTCATTTTGTAACCTCATGATTTGTTTTGTTCTCATTCACTCAACTTTCAAATAGACATTAAACTATTCTGTGTTCATCGTCAACAAAAAAAGATCATTTATCTCGAAAATAATTTTTGTATAAATAATAGTGAGATATAAACGATTTACCAGAATTATGAGGGAATAATATGGAAAAAGATATCACTCTTTATGAACAGACAACAGAAATTTCAAATTCTGAATCAGAAATGATCCAAGATTTGGAAGAAGCAAGAGAAACATACAAAGAACTGATAAAACAAGGAAAAAGTGGGATTGAACTGTCTTATGATTTGATAACTGCAACGGAACATCCAAGAGCAATTGAGGTGTTTGCAAATTTAATCAATTCTGTTGCAAATATAAACGGAAAACTTGTAGATTTGCAAGCAACAAAGAATGAAGTCATAAAAAAGAAAGAAGCAAGCAAAGAAATTGCTGGTGGAAATACTGTAACCAATAATCTTTTTGTTGGATCGCCTTCAGATTTGCAGGAAATGCTTGCATCTATGAGGATTTAAAATGGAGTTTGACGAGAAAGGATACCGTGGTAATACTAACATTCGCCCTAAAGGACTGAAACAAGAGTGGACTAAAGAACAAGTATTTGAATTTGTAAAGTGTTCAAAGGATCCTGTATATTTCATTAAGAAATATGTAAAGATTGTCCATGTTGATAAAGGCATCATTCCTTTTGAACTATGGGATTTCCAAGAAGAATTTGTTGATATTCTGCATAACAACAGAAGAGTTATAGGGCTTTGGGCCCGGCAGCAAGGAAAGTCCACTTCAATTGCCTCATATATGCTTCATTATGTTCTTTTCAACCCTAATAAATTTTGTGCAATACTCGCAAACAAAGCAGACTCAGCAAGAGAAATTTTAGGAAGAATTCAACTTGCGTATGAATTACTTCCTTTTTGGCTTAAACAAGGTGTTATTGACTGGAACAAAGGATCATTTTCATTAGAGAACGGGTCAAAAATTATTGCAGCGGCAACCAGTTCAAGCGCCATCCGTGGACGTAGCTGCTCATTCATGCTATTGGATGAGTTTTCATTCGTTCCCAAAAACATGGCAGATGAATTTTTTCGTTCTGTTTATCCAACAATTTCTTCGGGTAAAGAATCAAAAATTGCCATTATTAGCACTCCTTTTGGTATGAATCACTATTATAAATTATGGAATGAAGCCGTCACCGGTAAAAATGATTATGTCCCTCATTATGCTGATTGGACTTGTGTTCCTGATAGAGATGAAGCATGGAAAATTGAAACAATACGGAATATTGGTGAAGAAGCGTTTAATCAAGAATTCGCTTGTGAATTTCATGGAAGCGCGGGAACGCTTATATCTGCAAACAAATTAAAATCAATGACATATCGTGATCCTGTTTTCCAAGACAATGACGGACTGAAAATTTATTACACTCCAGAAAAGGATCATTCTTATATAATGACAGTTGATGTTTCAGAAGGAACTGGATTAGATTATCATGCAATAAATGTTATTGATATTACCGACTATCCTTATCAACAGGTAGCGGTTTTCAGAAATCAGTTTCTTGATACTGTTTTACTTCCCGATGCAATACTTTCTCTTGGAGAAAAATATAACGACGCTTTTGTAATGATTGAAATCAATTCAATTGGTCAGACTGTTGCGGAAATATTGTTTACTGATCTTGAATATGAACATTTGATGTTTACAACAATGTCAGGAAGAAAAGGACAAGTTCTTGGTGGAGGTTTTTCTGGCAAGACACAATATGGTCTTAAAATGACGAAACAA